GGTTATACCATTCGTCAGCGTGTCCATAATTGACCCAATCGTTAGCAAATTGTTGTTCAGCCCAATCATCTGCACCAAACAGTTTTGCTAAACCTCCTGCGGTATAGTCCCATATACCCTCAAGAGAGCTTAAAATGCCTAAGCCTAGCTTTTCAAAAGCATAGCCTATACCACCAAAGAAGCCGCCATTGTTTTGTGCCCTTGCCTCTTCGGTTTCCGCTTCATTTACTTGTTGAGCATAAAGAGCATTGTTTTTAACACCACTCAATTTAGCCAATGTTGACGATGAGCCATTTTTGGCGATTAAATCGTTTGTTTTATTTTCGTTATTAAATTGAGCTAATTTTGAAAGTGTTGACATAATAATTCCTCCGTTATATTCCTAAATATGCGTTGATAGCATTTTGCAAACTGTAACTATCGTTATCGTTTTCAACAATTACCCAACCTTTAGAGGTGTAGATATACATATCTCCGTATGCAACAATAAGTTTTCCAGTGGTTTCATTACTATTCGCTTTATCTCCGTGTAACCAAGTCCAACCACCCTCACGAGCAGGGCTCTTATTACTATCGCCTGTAGCAATTCTATTAAGTTCTTTAATAAGAGTTTCATCTCCAATAGAATTACCACATTTAAGGTCGTATTCTTTGCCGTTTCCTTTACGCTTTGAGCTACCGATTGTAATATCAATATCGTCGTTTTTACGTCCAGAGCCAAGACCTTGAACATACCAACCACCATTGCAAGAGCTTTTACTTTTAGCATTAAGAGTTTGTTTGATACTATCATAATCACTCTTAGACAATTTACCTGCATTATAAAGCTCATCAATTTCTTTATTCGCATTGACACAATCTTTAAGTTTTTGAGTATAGTTATCGCCGTAGTCTTTTTCCATTACGCCGCTAACTGAGCTTTTAACGTAATTGTTATATATAGACTGTCTTTGCTCTGTTGTGATTTTGCCCTCACTAAAGTATTTTTCAACATTATCAATAGTTGCTTGAATAGACTCTCCTGTAGCGTCGCCACTAGAGATACTATTGTCCATATCTTCTTTAATCTTGTTAGATAATTGACTCTTAAGTTCTTCATATTGTTCCTTGCTAATTAAGTCCATTTTATACATATTATCAAGGTAGTTATTATCAAGCTGTGAGCCATATTGAGCAATATTGTCAAGAGCATTAGCATAATTCTCTTTATACTTATTGTTCTTATACGCTTCTGCTGCACCTGTAAGGTTATTAATATCTGCTTCAGATAAACCATACTTATCAGCAAGACTTTTAAGTTGTTCGCTATCATATGTTCCGTTGTTTGCATAATTCAATAATTCAGAGTAAGCACTCTTCTTCTCTTCCTCTTTTTGTTGTTTGTATTGTGCAAGAGCAGCGTCATTGTTAGCCATATTCTCTGCATAAGTTGTTTCTGCAGATAGATTACTTTGTCCAGCATTTTGCTCAATTTCAAGCTTTGCATTATCAGCGACATAGTTTGCATTGTTTTTTGTTTGCTCTGCATTTGCGTTAGCGTTTTGAGTTTCAGCTCTTTGATTTGCATAAGCTTGAGCGTTTATATAATCGCTATAACCGCTTCCTGTTAAGCCCATATTTGCAAGAGTTTCAGCTTGAGCCCCGTAAGTAGCTTTATTTTGTTCGTAGCTAGACCTTGCGTCAATAACGCTTCTTTCACGCTCTTTTTCGGCGTTTTGTTCTGCTTGTTGACGTTGTAGTTCTGCTTGTTCTAAAGCTCTTTGTTTTTGGTCTTCTATCATCTCTTTTTGTCTATCAAGATTTTCTTTGTACATTTCGCCTCTCTTCCTCAAAAACTCCTCGTAGCTGTCGATAGGAGCACTATCAGTTCCTACAGGAGCGGTTGTACCGTCTTGTGTTTGAGATTGAGAATTGTAAGCCGCCACCTGTGGAGAGTTTGCTGAATATGATTGAACAGTAGGGACAGCACCTTGACTGTTTGCTGCTGTATTCATATAGTTTCCATAAGTACCAACGGCATTTGTATTGTTGATTTTGGTATTCTCGTCAATTTTATAACCGTAATAATCAGCTGCTTTACGCACCATATTACGTGTTTCATCACTAGGTTGAGAAGAATATTGTTGTTGCCACCAACCAGCGTCGTGTCCGCCATACAAAGTTCCTGCATTGTTTTGATAACTTGTATCTACTGCAGGTTGTGCTATGACATTTTGCTGAACAGTAGGCGTTTTTTGTTGTTCTAAAGTCAAGTTTTTATCATAACTTGTATCTAACTTAGACTTTGCCATTACTCATACCTCCGTTTATTTGAGATTTTAAGTATTCCTCATACTCTTTACGAGTTTTAAGTTCTTCATTTTGACTATCTAACTGAGCTTGCATTTGCTGCATAAGTTGCTGCTTTTCAATAGTCATTTTAATACGTTCAACGTTATCGTGAGCAAATGGGTAGTGTGTTCGCTCCATATTTTGCCAGAAGATAAGTAAAGTTTCTAGGTCTTGTGGGTTACCATAAGCACCTGCTTGAAAGTTTTGCCTATTTTCTTGCCACAATGTTTCTCTTTGTTTATCAACGTCAATGGAAGCGTCTGCTGAGAATAAATACTCATCGTTGTAATACCATTCGCCTGCGTCATCTCTCTCTAGGAAATCATATCTGTTAAACATACAGTTTTGAGTTTTACCTTGAGCGTCTTTATATGCTGCAGGTCTAGGTTCATCAGCATAAGCCAAATAATATTGAAATATAATTTGGTCTATTTCGGCATAAGCAGCATTTTTCATTTGACGTTTACTGTCAAGACGTCCCGCCGCCTGTTGAACTTGTATTTGTTTAGCTTTACCACTTTGTGCAGAGCTGTCATATTGCCCTTGATAACTATCTGTAATACCTAAGATACGCTTTGCTTGGTCATATAATCTTTCTGCTTCAGCAATATCTCTTGAAATATCAACCTGTAAGTCAATTCTTCCATAAAGCTTTGCGTTAGCTTGGTTTGCCCTAAATACTTTTTTGAAAAGACTATTATCAAGTTCTCCATTAAAGTTTTCAGGAACAATAGGAAATACGCCACTACCTAAACATTTTTGCATAATTCTTGTTTCTATCTTGTTTATGCCTTGTTGCTGAGGACGTATAGCTTCACAATCTGATTGTCCTAATAAACTTTTTTCTTGAGATATATTTTTACGAATAACAACAGGAAGAAGATTTGGCGTGTAATAAGGAAGTTTTGTTTGTTCCATTTGTCCATAGCGTTATGATTGTAAATCTCAGTAGTTTTACCCTCATAAATGCCATTTTCTCCTGTTTCTTTGTCGGTTAATTCTCCGTCAAGTGAAGCAAACATAAAATTTCTTTTATAAACTGTCTGCTTATCAACTTTTACTTTGTATCTCGGGTAGTCAAGAGCAAATAGTTTTACAAGTAAATCTTCAGCGTGCCTGCCGTATTCAACTTGAGGCTTGTCTGATATGTCATCAGGTTCTTTTATTCCGACCTTTTCTTCCCAAACCTGCACGTTAGTTTTGAAAGGGCTAAGTCCAAGTATTGCAGCTGCGTCTGAGCCGCCTATACCCATTTTTCTAAACTCTAACCATTCAGGAGAATTGTGCTTAAGTTTGATTTTCTCTAGCTCCATTTTTATACTCCTTTTGCTAAGCAAAGTTTGTGATATTTATTCCAAATATCAGATACAAGATTTTCTCTTGTAACGTCGTCAAGCTTAGCCAGAACACTTGCAGCCTTTCTAAGAGTAAACTTTGATAGTAATTTTTTTGCTGTTGGTGTTTTTGCTTTTGTTTTTTCCGACATAATGTTTCCTCCTTTTGTTAAATTTGTTTCTCCGAGATACACTCGTATAAACCTACATTTAAGCTTCCCGTAAACTGTATTGCGGGAAATCATACATTGACAATGTTTTCTGCTAAGACCTAAGTCCTGAGCCATTTGCCTTGTGTTGTCATAAAGTAAAATAGGTAGCTCATACTTGTCGTTGGTTATAGCGAGAATTACATTTTCTCGCATAGTTCCACCTCTGTATCAGATTTCAGAACACAAAGCGGACGCACGCCGCTGTTACCGCTGAACGCATAGTCGTAGTCCAGAGTACCGCTCGAGTTGACACCGCGAACGCTGTACGAGTAAACCAAACTATCTCCTGTTAACGTCCACCACCAATCATCAGCGTTTGGTATGAATTTTCTAAATTTTCTATATTCTTCACAACTAATCAAAGAAATGTAATCTTTACATTTGCCATAATCGGTAATGCCGTCATCTGTAGTTAAATCTCTTTCAAACTCTACAAGGTCTTTTTTGTTGATATTTTCTGTATGTTCAAAGCCACGTTGAAAACCTTGCTCATTAAAATTATTCAACTCTTTTCTAAGGCTTGAATTAGCCCAATTATTGCTTTCGTCGGTATCAAACGCTCTGTTAAACAATCTATGTTTTGCAAGAACCATAACTTTGCTTGCCGTCCTGTTTAATACAACCCACTCAATACCTGCGTATTTAATAAAAGAACCCACTTCAGCTTCTGCTGCCATTATCGTTTTTGGTTCCTCAACGAAAAACTTTCTTGCTGAATCTTCTCCAACAATTTTAGCGATAAAGGCTTGTGCCTCTTGTGGGTTCATTGTTTTTAATCTTTCAAATTTATTCATTTTATAATTCCTCCATTGTTCTTTCTTTCGCAAACTTTTTATATTTGGTTTCTTCTTCTTTCCTTATTTCAGAAGTTTGATAATCTTTTAATTCAGGGTGCTCTGCTTGCACCTTTCTTCTCGCACGTGTTATTGATTTGAAACTCGGACGATTTTTAAGTTTTATCAATTCGGAAAAAGGCATATTTGTATCAATTCCTGATTTACGCATAATTGCCAAAATCAATTCGTTATCATTTGTTCTAGCTAGATAATTAGTCTTAAGTTCTTCTGCAACGCATTTCTCAATGTTTAATAGACGTTCCATTTTTTACCTCCTACTTATTTCTTTCTATGAACTCGTCAACGGCGATTCTGATAATGTCGCTGATTGAATGTTTAACTTTCTTTTCAGCTGTAAGTTTTTTTGCAAGCTTTACAACTGTTTCTTTATCTTCATTTGAGTTGAAGTAAAAGCCAACATAGCAATCTTTGCGTTTCATTGCTGTTTTTTCCATATTTACCTCCAAAATAATAAAAATCCACGGGTAAAACCCGTGGTTTTTCAATTTGG